GAGAGATTTTAAAAACACTTGGGGTATACGGCAAGACATCAATTGACAAGTTTATTCCCAAATCTTATTTAACAGCATCTATACCCAATCGAGAAGCATTATTGCAAGGCTTGCTAGACACGGATGGTACTGTAACCTCCACAGGGGGTGTATCTTTTTGCACAACATCCAAGTCCCTTGTCAAAGATGTAACAGAACTAGTTCAATCCCTTGGAGGAATAGCAACACAACGTACGCCACAGTTGAATACATATTTAAATAAGCATCAAGAGCGAGTACGTACGACAACGCCGTCATTTACCTTAGGTATTAAGTTACCAAATAGCATTAAGCCTTTTCACTTAAATCGCAAGGTTCAAAGATATGCCCCATGCACCAAGTATCTTCCTTGCCGCAGCATCAAGGACATTCGTCCATCAACAGTAGAAAAGGTGCGTTGTATTGAAGTGGCCGACAAGTGTCATACATTCTTAACTGAAGATTATATTGTTAGCCATAATTCAGCCAAGTCAACCACCTTGGGACTGTTTACCGCATGGGCCATTGGTGTACACACAACAGCCAAGTTACCCTTACAAATTCTGTACTTGTCATACACAGTTGAAATTGCTCGTCCCAAGTCTGCCGCTATTAAACGTATTATTGAAAGCCGTAAATATCAAGAAGTATTTCCGGCGGTAAGACTTCTTAAAAATGTAACAAGCAATGAGTATTGGTCAGTAGACCATAAATTTGCTGGCATTGAAAGTATTGGGGATGAAATGTTTACCCTATGTGCTGCAGGCCTCAAGGGTTCAGTGACATCCAAGCGATCTCATTTGTGTTTAATAGACGATTGTATAAAATCTGCGACAGATATAGCCAATCCTGATATACGTAAATCCATGCAAGATAACTGGAATGCAGTTATCTCTCCAACTATGTTTGAAGGCGGAAGAGCAATCTGTCTTGGTACCAGATTTAGGCATGATGATATACACGCCACCACATTTAATGAGCAAAATAATTGGCAACAGATTGTATTGTCTGCAATTCAACAAGATCCCAAAACAGGTGATGAACTTTCCTATTGGCCTGAAATGTGGTCACTGGATTACTTGAAGGAGAAGAAACGACAAGCGCCTGTTGCATTCTCTTTCCAGTACATGAATCAGATCGTCAGGCAGGGTGAGTTGTCCCTGGCGCCAGAGCTGATTGTTAAAGCTGAGATCTCAACTGAGTTTGACACCCTTGGCATAGGCGTTGACCTATCTGCTGGTATCAAAGAAAAAAATGACTATACCGTAATGATTCTTGGTGGACGCATCGATGATCGTATTCACATTATTGATTACCGCCGAATGCGTGTCATGGGCAATCTAGAAAAACTAGATGCATTAAAAGAATTGCTTAATGATTGGTCTATTATTGGAAAAGATGATAACGGTAATTTTTTCCCTACTTACTCAACTTGCGATATCTGGTCAGAAGCTGTTCAGTACCAGGCCTCACTCGAAGCTGACTTCAAGAGGATTTGCCTTAATGACGAAGGTCTTCACAACCTCTTGTGGCATCCTATCAAAGGGTTCCGTGCAGATAAGCTGGCACGGTTCAGAGGAATCATTGGCATGTTTGAAGAACGAAAAATTATTTTTAACCGTTTCAGAAATTTCACTAATCTCTTCGAGGAACTCACAAACTTCGGAGTAAGTGGCCATGATGACTGTGTCGATGCGTTGGTTTGGTTAGTAAACGGACTCACCAAAAAAGGTAAGCTGCAATTTGATTACTGACATTAGAATAGTAACAGAAAGCATTCTATAACGCCGTGGGACCAGAGTACTTGCTGCTAATGATCAGCTTTGCTGTGCCTGCGTTTACTGGTGCTGGGTGGGCAACGAATAAATTGTTGAGTCGTTTTCATGAACGCATCCTTCGTGTAGAAAAACGGATGGACAACACAGACGCCAGCATTAATTCCATGCATCATCGATTGCCCATCGAGTATGTTCTCAAGGTTGATTTCTTAAGAGAAATCCAACAAATGCAAGATAATTTTAAACAGATTAACAATAAGCTTGATAAGCTTATTGAAAAGCTATAAGCAAATGGATTACACCCTGGAGATTCAAGAGGACGACAACGGTGATTTTTTTATTCAATTCCCAGATGACGTAATAGAAGAACTAGGCTGGGAGGTTGGCGATATTCTTGAATGGAAGCTCAAAGGCAATGGGGTTGTTTTATCAAAACTTAATGATTCAGATCGATATGAGGTAATAGAAGAGTAAGGGTTGATAGAATGAATAAACCAAGGAGTAGATAAATGCTTTCTAGTGGATATAGCGGCATACCTGGAGCACCCGGAAACCCTGGTATGTTTAACAATCAAAGTATTGCGCAGAGGGTATATGGTCCAATAGAAAAGGGTATGCACAATAGAAGCCTTAGATTTGGAGTACCAGCAACAACTCCAGATGTTTACATGGCACCATATCCAGGGCGTGTTGCCCCTGGTGCACCAACAGAATATTTTCCTTTAGGTAATCCTGCGGCAGGTTTTAATTTTCAAAGTGCTGTTCCAGGAATGAATGAAGAGGTTGCGGGGGGTAATACCCTTTTAGATTTCTTCAACAAAAAAGGAATGCCGCCGACAAAAGAAATGGATGATACTCAGATAAACAAAGAAAACAAAGGCCCTCTTCGCCCAGGGGCTTTTGGTAACCCTAACCTGTACTACGACGAACGTTTTACTCCCTTGGCAACCACAGGCGGCGGCATGGCTCCCATGGGAAACGCTGGTTTTTTCCTTGGTCCTCAATACGGGCAGGATGTTCAACAACTACCAATAGGATTTGGAGGAATTAGTATTTCGTAATGCCAATTATTGATAAAGAAAAAATTCTTCCTTGGTTAGAACAAAATGATTATTTATTAACAGGACAACATAATCCTCAGGCATTACGCATTAAAAATTTTTTATCAGGTCAAATTAATGGCGCAGACGAAACTGGATCTTTTTCTTTAAGTCCTTTTGGAGGTTTAAATTTTGAAACTAATAACAATTTAAGTTTTGATATTGATCCAAGAGCAAAAACAGCTGGTGTAAATACAGGTAATTTTTCTTTGGCAGGTAGCTGGGGGCAAGATCCAACAGTACAATTTGGTTTTGATTTTGGAGGCGTGTCAAAACCGCATTATTTCTCAGAGTCTCCGATTTCTCCTACTTATGTAAAACCACAGCCTCTTGTTGTCCCTGGCATATATGCAGGACCACATGTTGACAAGTTGGCTAATGAAGGTGCAAGAGCTTTAACAGGAAATAAAGTAGAATCAATTAAAATAGATCCCAATCAAGAATTTCTAGAAAAAATGGTAGGACAATACAAAGCACAAGGAAGACTCTAAAATCCCTTACAGGTGCTAAGATTTACAAAAGAAACCCAGGAACAAAATAAAATATGGACGCCAAAGCCCGACTTAAAGAAATTGTTGATTCCTACCTTGAAAAAGATGGTGGAGCAAATATTGATACGGGCATTGTTGCGTCTCACGTAGCACAGATGAAGCTCTTTGGCATTCGCCAAGGGGTAGAATTTTTTCCTTCTCAGGATAATTTTGGTAATCAACGTAAGGACTTTATAGATCGAGTACTGAAATACAACAAAATGGATACACGCCTAGATTCAATCTGGGAGTATTATCTCTGTGATGGTCAAGGTCTGTTCTATATCCGTCCAACTGAATCTAATTACAGGCTCTATTACTTCCGCGAGCATGAATATCGCTCCTTCTATGGTGTCAATGGTGAACTAGAAGAAGTAATTATTATCTACAGTTACAAAGTCAGGCAGGGCACAGGCTTTAGCGATGGCATTAACGTTGTAAATACAGCAGGCAACGCTATTACTGGCCCTCAAGGAGCCAAACGTTACATTCGATTATCAATCAAAGCTAAGACAATTGAAGAAACGCATAGCGAAGGCGAGATGTCTTTTGAAATGCCTAACTATGCAGTCCCCGGACGTACCAAAACACTAAGAAATACCCTTGGCTTCATACCTTGCGTAGAGATTTTTAACAACCTAAAGGGTTTTTCTAACGAAGGTGCTGGGGAGTTTGATGCATTAGCCAACCATATCGTCACGCATGATGAAATGGTGCGCACGATGCGCAAGAATGTGCAGTTTTTTGGTAATCCAACCCTTCTTTCCTCCAGGCCCAAGACAGATCTGATGGAATCAGGGTCTGACTCCGTGGTCCAACGCCCATCTATTGCAGCAAACTCCGGTTTTACTGGGATGGGTGCGTTAAGCCAGTCAAGATTCAAGTCTGATCCTCTCTCCAGGGGTATGGATGGTCAAATTCGGGTACCAAGGGTGATTGCCAACCTGGAACCCAATGATCGAGTCGGTTATATCGTCCCTGATGCAATCACTGGTGACCAAAATAGCTTTGCTCGCCAATATCGAGAGGAGATACGTACTGCACTTGGTGGTGTTGACGAACTTTCCATCTCAGCAGGCGTAACAGCTACTGAATACAAGTCATTGTTCGGTCGTGTGTCAGCAACATCCAAGAAAAAAGCAAATGCAATCTACACTTACGGTATTTGCCGGTGCCTGGAACTTATTATCTACCAAGAAGAACACTTATTCCGTGAAACATTAGCTGCATCAACAGGTATTGAGAAACCTGTGGAGCCAGCGGATGATGCTCGCCAAGAAGATATTGATTTATATGAAGCATCAATGAAAGGATTCGAGGAAAAAATTAAACAAGTGATGATGGCATGTGTTAAGACACAACATATTCCAACTGGTGTCCTTGGCTTAATTCCAGACGGTGATGTAACAATGCTTTGGCGTTGGATGGGACCTGTTTATGAGGACTCAACGCAAGATGTTTTAAACAATTCTATCGTGGTTCGTAACCTACAAGAGTTAGGTGTTGATAGTATTGAAGCACTGAAGTACCTCTTCCCGTCAAAAACGGATGAGGAGCGGGCCGCGATGTTATCGGGGTTCCCGTTCAGAATGGTGGGTGAATTGCAGAGTGCATACTCTCAATTTGCCAAGTTAGTGGGGGGCATGATGCAGACCCCTCACCCGCAGTCACCAGATCTACCGATGGCTGCAGACCCACGTCTCGACCTAACACCTTATCTGTATCGCACATTAGAAGCATTACAAAAGGAGATGAGTTATGCAGGACGCTACCGTCCAATCGATCCCACAGACGAGCCAAGTACAGGCAGCAGTAGCGCCGAGCAGCTACGTGGCAGTTCCGGCGCCCCAAGCCCCAGTACCGGCCTACCAGGGACCAATCAATTATCAAGTGGGTACGAGTTACCCGCAAGCAGTCCCAGCTCAGGTAGCTACCAGCTACCAATCAAGCCCTACTCAGTACGCCCCCCAATCCCAACAAGCGGCGCCCCAGAGCAATCCGTGGGAATCGGCGTTCAACAAAGTAGTGGGACTGCTGAGCGCACCAGTCCAATCCCCCTTCCAGGCGCAACCCTCGGTTCCGACGACAACGTACGCCCCGGCCAATTATGGTCAGGTTCCCAGCGCCCAACCTACGCCCAGCTGGGAGACGCAGACCTCGTATCCCAACCAGGCATCCTCAGCCAACTATTCCCAAACCTCCTCCAGTCCCTCACTGGCGGAAGTAGCGGACTACCTCAACCTGAGCAACGAAAGCCGTCAGGTAATCGACGCGTTCGGGGTAGAGGCACCAGCCGTCCTAAATAACTACGCCCTTCAACTTGAAGGCATGTTGGACAGTGCAGTTTCCTGGGGCCAAAAAGCCCAAGGTCTCCTGCAAAACTATGCTGAATTTGGTGTAAACGAACACCAAGAGAATCTCGCCTATAACGAAATTCTTACCAACCCTGATGTACTGAGTGACTACACCCTGAAGTTCTTCGGTCCTGAAGGTCCTTATCCCGTATATGAAAGCGAGGCTCAATTGGAAACTCCTGGTTACCGCACTGAGCAAGTAGTTCCCGATTACGGCAACTTCCCTGCTCCTCCTGCTGCTGCTGCTCCCCAACAACCCCAAAACTTCTGGGGCGGTTTCAACGAAGCAATGGCACGCGATCCCCAGAATGCCTGGCGCATCCTGAACCAAGCCCAACCTGGCACTGTTGCAAACAAACTGTTTGTAATGGAGTGAGACCATGCGTCCACTAATTAAGTATGGTATTCCCGCCGCTGCAGGTCTTGCGGTTGGTGGGATGCTTGCCCAAGATCAACAACCAGGTGTTGCCGCTCTAGGTGGACTTGGTGCTGCTCTTGGTACTGCCGCTGGCCTTAAAGGTGCCAGAAGTGCAGGTATTACTCTTGCAGGTAAATATGCACCAGTAGTAGCAGGATCTTTGCAATCCCATGCTTTTGTTCCGATAGGCAAACAAGTTGCAAAACAACTTGAAAAAATACCTGCCGAGCGTCAACAGGGATTAAGGGCAACAGCCCTGGGAGATATTCGCCAAGGCTTAATCAATATTGACAAAGCCGCACACAGTGTTTCCCCTAGAGCCCTGCAAAAGGGTGCTGCCGGTCTTGCTGTTCCTGTTTCCGCTGGTCTTGCTGCCCTTGGTGGTCAAGCCGCTGGCATGATTCCAGGAGCACTTAACATTCCTGGATTTGTGCAACAGCAACAGTCTATTGATCCAGAGTCTTACGGCTCTAGTAATTCACCCGGTGCACGTTATAAACAAACCACCGGATCAGCAGGTATCACTGGCTATTATCAATAGTTAAATTAATACCTGCTAAAATTCATAAAGATAAGACATGTTCATGTCTGAATCTTTCACCGATAAATTTCTTTACGACACCGGAGGATAAAACCAAGTGTTTATTGATAACGATTTTCCGAAGATTCTTGGTGCCGAACTATATCGGCCCCACCCCGCATACATTTGCGAAATGGCTGTTGAGCCTGTGGTGGTCCATGACTTCACTCGCCAACCTGGCCAAACCGTTCAACTAGACCGCTATAAGTTCTGGGGTACTCCTGGTACCAAGGACAGCCGCGAACGGATTTCCGATCAAACCATCGGTACCGCCAACAGCCGTAACATCACTAAGGAAAAAGTCCTTGTGGTGCTTAAGGAATACACTGGCCCTGCGGACCCGACCGATCCCACCCAACCTTCGACCTTTAAGATTGCACGGGAAACCCTGATTACCGCCCAACGTCTCCTTCTGGATACAGGTAATCTGAATATGTTCCACCAGTCCATTGGTTCCCTGACCCTCTTGGACGACTATCGCCGGTGGCGCGACCGTGTATTTATTGACGAACTTGCCAAGGCAGAAGCCAATGGTGAAGCTTCTACCACCCAAGGTGGTTACTACTTCGCTGGCGGCAAGAACAAAAACTCTTCTGGTCAAGTTGCTTACACCACTGCTGAGTACGCAGCACAAGTTCAGCAATTCCACGTTTCAACTGACTTGTTGAACGTTGTCAAGGATCTGCGTAAGCGTAACGTTCCTACCTTCTCTGATGGTTTGTATCGTTGCATTTGCGATCCTACGTTCATGATGCATCTGCGTCGTGACGCTGACTTCCGTGAAATTGCTCGTTACTCTGGTAACCCTGGTCAAGGCATGTACATGGGTAACCCCATGATGCCTAACAACGCCAGCTTCTACCAAGGCCCTCAAGCTGGTCAAGGTTACTTCCTTGCTGGTGAACCTGTAATGCCTACTGGCGTTCAGTTTGAAGGTGTGAAGTTCTACGAATCAACTAACTTCCCCACCAAGACTGTTGCTGCTAGCTTTACCGACAGCGTTTCTTACTCCAACCAAGAAGTTGCACAAGGCTTCTTCTTCGGTCCCCAAGCCATTGGCGTGGGTGTTGGTGGTCCTAACGCTCAAGTGCTCATCAATAACAATGATGACTTCAGCCGCTTCATCATCTTGATCTGGCAACTGTATGCTGGTTTTGAAATCCTGAACAAGGACTTCGTTACCAACGCCTACAGCTTCGTCAGCGATGACGGCATTCTTTGATATTAATAAGTAAACCAACAAGGAGAGATAAATGACCTACCTGTCTACTAAAAAGATCTACCCCGGCAACTGGGTAGAAGCCCTCAACGGCTGGTACAAAAACATTGATACCACCGGTGGCACCACGGTTAACGCTTCCAAGGATGGCCCCACTGCTGTTCTTGCTATTCCCGGCTGGCGCTACTTCCAACAACGTGGCTATGTGCCCGTGACCTGGGCCTCTGGCAGCGCCACAACTTATGGTCAAACCATGAGTGTGATCATTCCTTCCCCTTATCGTCAAGACGACACCCGTCCTGACATCACTGGGATGGTGATCAGCGGTGACACCGTACAATCCGCTTACATTTATCGCACTGCTATTTCCGTTGCCTCAGGCTGGGGTGATGGTCGTTCAGCTTCTGGCGTTTATGCTACCACTGGTACCGTAATTGCTTTTGGCCGCGATAACGCTGGTAGCCCCGTAGCCGCTTCCGGCGAACCTGTTGCTGCTGCTTACCTGGCTTCCACAGTTTCAGGTGATGCTTCCACCAAGATCTTCTTCTCAGGTGCTAGCCAAGCCTTTAGCTCCACTCCCCTTCTTATCACCTCTGGTACACCTACTGTTACCGGTGCGTATAAGACACTCACCACTGGTACCACCTTCAAGGTGTATGCCAAGGGTAGTGCAGATGGTACTTCCGCCACTGGTGGTGTGTATCTTTCTGATGCTGATGTGGCCGCAGGTCTCACTGGGTACATCCTGGTTGAGGCTTGTTACATCGTTCCTGATGGCGCTCCCGATTACTCAGATATCGAAGCGTATCTGCCCAACCGCACCGTAAGCTGATTAGGTTAAACTAATACCAGAAGTTCTGGTAGCCATGCTTTACCAACACACAAAAACCGGTGCACGGGTCAAGGTCATTAGTGAATGGGATAACGGCGACTGGTTCCTGGTCGAAGATCAAGACAGTCGCCTTTTTACCGTTTACAAAAATGAAATTAAACCCGATGAGTCTGCCACTAAAACGGTTAAGACTCTACAAGTAAAAGACAAGGCATCAGCCGAGGAGCCCCGTAGCTTTCCACCCGAAACTCGTCTTAATATAAACTCAGCAACCGCCCAAATGATTGCTGACCACATTAAGGGAATCGGACTTAAAACTGCAAGGGAAATTAAAGATATTCAAATGAGTCTTTCCGGTGAAAGATTTAGTAACTTAGAACAGTTGAAACAAGTTCGTAGGGTAGACTGGGACTCTGTCTTTGCTGCCAATCTGGTACGAGTGTGATATAAACCCTGCTTCGGCAGGGTTTTTTATTTTAGAATAGTAATAAAATATTAATATGGCAGGTGCAGGCGGTAGGTTTTTTGTAGGTAACATAGGGGCCACTGGTACTGCCAATGGTCCACATATTCATAACTACGTAAAAGATTTAACAACAGGTCAATATAGAAATCCTGAAACAATCAAGAGTGCACTTACTGGTGTGCAGATTGGCGAAGGGAGAGTACCACTGGTAAGTCGGCTTTCAGGGGGAGAGCTAGGCTGGAATCCAGCAACCGGTCTTACTATTACATCAGGTTTTGGACCGCGAAACACACGAATAGCTGGCGCTAGTACTTACCACAAGGGCCTGGACTTTGCTGGCCCAGCTGGAACACCTGTTTATTTACAGGGGTATGGTAAAGCTTTACCTGTACCATCAGCAGGTGGTTACGGTAACTTAATGACGTTTAGAACAGCAGATAATAAATATGAAATAGGTTTTGGACATATGAGTAAGCTGGGACCAGAAGCACAGGTATATGCATCAAATTTAAATTCAAAGCCAACAGCACCTGCATTACCAGCATCAGATTTTGCTGTTTATAATCAGGGACAACAAGCAGGACAAGGGATAGGTGCTTTAGCAACGTTAGGTTTTATGAATAAACTATTAGGAGATGCAAAAAGCAGGGATAGTTCACAGAACATATATGGCAGCCTACTGAGTTCAGCAATAACACCACAGCGGGACTTGGCAAGTGACTTCTTAATGAGTTATGTGATGCAACAAAATCCTTATCAAGTTTAGATATAAATTTGTTGCACCTATAATGTAAGAACGGTGGTAATCATCAGTGCAGTTATCTGATTTTGACAAAAGCAGGGTAAGA